ATACAAGATAATTAATTATAAATAATATATATATATATATAATACATAAGTATCAATGAAATCTATAAAATTTAGGAAAATAATTCAAAAAATAAATAAAATTACAAGGAAACGCCAAAATAAAAAATATAAAGGCGCTAGTCAAAAAACCAAAAGTGTTAAAATGAGTAGTAGTAGAAAAAAAACAAAAACAAAGACAAAAACAAAAAAATATTACCACAAAGGGGGAGAACCAACTGAACAAGAAAAAAAGGACTTTTATTCAAAAATAGTTGGTTACATTAAAAGTGAAAATTACATAGAGTTGATAGGAATGTTGTCCGAAGAAACAAATGTTGATTTATTTAATCTAAAAATACAAGAAGAAGGTTCAAAAAGTGAATATCCATTATTATTTTATTTAATGGATAAGCTGCCCCATACAAACTCGGACAGTAATGAACTAATAAAGCATGTAATAAATATTTTTCATGAAAAAAATGCGGATATGAATATGACATCGTCAACTATCGAAAACGATTCCACAAAACAAGTAAGACTTAATGAAAATATATTACATCATGAAGTGATGTATTTGGGAAGAAGTGTTTTTATTGACTTATTAATAGAAAAGGGAGTAGACCCAAATGGTTCTGTTAGTCTCACGCAGACTGATGGAGGTAAAATTATAGAATCATTAAACGCACCCGTTCTTACATATTGCTGTCGTGCACTATGTATAATGCTTGCTAGTAGAGATAGACATACAGATGAACAAGTATCCAAAGTATTAAAATGTTTATATACACTATTGAATAATAGTAAAGTCGATATAAATTATAAGGGTAAATCCTCATCAAATAAAACTTTTTATTCAACTATTGATATTACGCCAATACACTTTACTATCTTGTGGAAACAATTTGATATATTTAAAATGTTTTTAAATAATAATAGACTGGATCCAAATGTAGAGATAGTTGATCGTAACCTGTTATCTCGTGCACAATCATTAGGAGAAGACCTAAATTATAATGTAAATATTATTAACTACTGTATTAACAAACGGCTACTCAATTTTGCAAGGGAACTAGTTGAAAATGATAAATTTAATATAAATATTGAAACAACAGATCCTACAAACCAGTTGTACTACTATTCACCACTTACACAAATAATTATAAATATACATCAAATAATTAAATGGGAGTTTAATTTTCCTTCAAATAATTCTGAAACTTTGGAAATTGGTGAGTTGGATTTTTTGACTTTTTGTTCTGAATATTCACACAAAGTAAATGTGAATTATCGTCCTAATGAAAATTATAATACACCATTAATGATTGCAATTTCAAATACAAACGAATTTAAGAATAATCCTAAAATGTTGGATTGGAGTATTCAAGTTATAGTTGCATTATTTAAATTCGATAATATTGATATTAGTTTGAAAAATAAAGAAACGGGGGTTGATGCACTGCAGTTGACATATCATTTAAAAAATGAAGATTTATTTAAAAAAATACTAACATCCCAAGTTGATTTATATATAAAGGAATTAGAAAAATTAGAAACAAATGACCAGTTACAAAAATTTGATCATTTAATTTCGGATTTTAAAAATTACATATTGAGTAAAATACCAATGTTAAATAATAACCTAGAAGCATTAGAAAGTAATTCAAGATATAAAGAAAAATATGGAGTTTTTATAACTGGTATGCGTGAAATGTTAGTGGAAAGTATTAAGATAAGTAATACACGTAAATTAGGTGAAGAAGATTTACTTGAATATATAAATGGACCACCACAAGTAACAACGGAACAATCCAACAAAAAGAAAAAAAAGAAAAAGTCTTCCGTCAAATCAATAAATGAAACAATATCATATGAAAAAATCGCAACGGAATTACCCACTGCATCAACCACATTACCAGTTTCGTTGCCACCTCACATACAAACCGAAATTGAACAAAAAATATATGATTTACCAGTTATAGACGAAGATTCGGTAGGTAAACAAATAATTCAGAAACAAACAATGCAGAAAGAAATGAAAGAACAAAAGAAAAAAGAAAAACAATTGTTAAAACAAAAATGTGCCGAGATTGATCCTTACTGGTTAAATGTAATTGTTAATACTGAATTAATAAAAGAAAAAGAGCCTTTGAATATTACGATTTATCAATATTTTGACACCTTCAAAAATATAGTAAATGAGTTGATACGTAACGAACAGTTTGAAACATTTAAAACAAGTATGAAAGAGTTGATACCAAATTTTAGTGTAACTGCTCAATCTCAATATTTATATCCAAATTATATTAATCAAATGTCTGCATTTGGTGTAGTAGTTACTTTTTTATCATATATACTATATCAGTCACAAACATGTATTTTATATTTTAAAGGAGGAAGAAGTATTCAAATGTATATGGAAAATGAATCAAATGATTTTGATTTTTTAATTTTACCATATTACAATGTAGATGACAATAGCAGTATTCCTATAGAATATACTGATGCATATAGTGCCAACCCAATTGTTGCAAATAAACACAGAGAAATTGCATTAGAAATCGGAAAATTTATTTTATGGATTTTTAAAGATACCCCACAGATACAATTTTCAATACTTGAATCCCCGCAAACATCAAGTCAAAATAGTATTGTAAAAGTAAGTTTGATTACAAGACCCTTCCCAAATTCAGATAGAGTTCACTATATTCCATTTTCGGATATTGGTTATGGGTTTGAATACTATGACAATAAAATAAAAAGATTATTTTTATCAAATGTGTATGGAGTGAATCATACTAAAATGAAAATTGATACTCTTATGTTCAGTGATTCACTTAGTATTAGTTTCGGTTTAGGAGTTGTTTTTCCTAGTTTGAAAAAATTATTGTATGAAAGACTATACTATTTGTATTTATATAGTTATTCCAAACAAGAATCTAGTAGTTCTGCTTCTGCTGCTGATATGTATTATGTTAATAAAAAACTTATTCCGCAACTAATAAAACTTTTAAATAAAATTAGTGTAGAAGATCCTACATTCAAGTCAAAACTAAATAACTTTATAATTAACAATATAGTATCATCTAAAAATACTGCGGATAAAAATGATGAATACGTAAGATATGTAAATGATATTTTTGATAACCCAACAAAATATTTGGGAAAATAAAAATATAGTCGTTTCCTTTAGACCACAAGTAAAAAAAAATTGAAATAAAATTATTATTTGTTATTAATAGTACCAAAAATAACTGAAATCTAACAAACGAATTTTAAAATGACCGAAACCGAACAACACTTCAACTTGATTGAAATGACCAAAGAAGGAACTCAACTTAGAACCGTTGCTGTTATTTTTGAAAATAATTCTACGCAACTTTTGGCAAGTGCATTACCAAGATGAAATGGAATTGCGTTTCCAATTTGAACACAACGGTCACTATGTGACCCAACAAATTTAAAATTACGTGGGAAACCAGTAATAATAGCACCTTCTCTCACTGTAATACTTCTATGTTCTTTTGGATGAATTTGAAAACTACTATGTCCGGGAACAAGTGTTGGCGCTGGTTTATCAAAGGAAAGTCTGTTAGACGAACCACGCGATGAATAAGTCCCCGATTTTTTATCGTTGTCTATTTTTTTAAATTTTTCAATAGTGGTTTCTTTATGATTCATTTGAACATTGTCTGGGTCATTTTTTGGCGAGTTAATCTCATTATAGTCCAACAAATCAAATGCATCTTTCACAGTTAATAAGTTAGGAAGCGTTTCATCTTCGTCACAGTGTGTAACTTCTGGCCATTTCCATTCAATAGGAATATCATTTCTTACTGCAACAAGAATCAGTCTTCTTCGGTTAGTATATCCACCATAATTACTACACATTAAGATTTTATCGTATACTTTGTAACCGAGTTCAATGTATCTTTCAACAATATCATCAACAACACTATACATATATTTATCCAAACTTTCTTCAAGTTCTTTTCTTTTTTCTTCAAGTGCAGTTTTTTCTTCTTCCAACTTATTTTTCTTTTCTGTCAGTTCGGCATTATTTCCCTCAGTGCCTATTTTTTTGTTGACCGCGATAATTTGTCCTCTATTGTTTTTGTGTTTTACAATCACGTCGTCAATTTCTTGACAAAGTTGTTCAATAGATTCTTCAAAGTCAATATACAATTTCTTACTGACGGGTGCAATATTTTTCTTGGTTAAAATCTTCATATTTTTCATTCCGGGAACATTTTCAATAATAGATATTTTTGGTCTGAATTGTTCAACAAGTTTTAGTTGAGAAATGTATAAGTAATTTCTTTCATCATAAGGATTTCTTACGCCGGCTAGTGAAAACCCTTTACAAACTACACCACCAATCAATACAGACAAGTCTCCTTGTTTCACTGAATATTCGGCACACAAGTCGCGTTTGACAATTTCATTAATATCTTCCAAGAGGACTTGTTTCTCTCCTAGTTCTGGGTTATTCAACTTTAAAGTGTCCAAACTTTCTTTCCAGTTGTCATTCACAAAGATAGGTTTGAATCCATTATGTTTAAATCCCAAATGTGAACCACCGGCTCCAACAAATGTCTCAACAATAGTTAATTCGAAAGATTTTTTCGTCTTTACCACTATTTTTTGTATTTTTTCTTCCAGTTTAGCTTCAACCTTTTCATCCACTTTTTTTTCAATCATTTTTTCTATATTTTCTTCATAAACACAAGGATTCTTTTTATTAATGTGTTGAGTATAGTGTGATTTTTGAGCAAACTCTTTTCCGCATTTATCGCAATTATATTTAACCATTTTTAGTTAATTATAGTTATATAGCAGGGGATGTTTTTAAATCATTTTTTTATTTTATTCTTTTTAGGCGGGTTTGTATTTAAAAAACGGGCAGTTCTGGTCCGGCTTGAGGACCCATAAATAGATTTGTGTTTGCATTATAGTAATTTACTCTTGCGCCTTCACGACTAAATTCGGTGGGTGGTAATGGTTCAGAAATGTTGGAACGTATTTTTTTGTTTTCGTATAAAGCACCGCAAAAATCAGCGCGAATACATTCACCATCGTCTGGATTGTCCCAATATTTCAAATTATTTGTAATTTGAGCATAAGAACCAACTCTAAATACTGGATATTTCCACCAAATATCTTGATAGTTATTGGTACTCACTGTTTTAGTACCAGTATAAGGGTAAGTATCTGCTAAAAGTGGAAGGTCGTCACTGGCGGGATAAAGTCCCGGATTTGCTAAATTTTGAAATCCTTCACTTAATGATTTGTAGTTAAAAACGATAGAAGAAATCAATACAAGTATAACTATTCCGAATAAAAATAAAATTTTTGTCATTTGTTCTTTATATATAATTATAATATAATTTGTGGTAGTATTGTTTAATTATTATAAAAAATAGGTTAAATATTCATTATTATTATATGTATTATATTAATAATGAGCGAAAGTATAGATATGCGCGTTACAAAACGTGACGGAGAGTTAGAAGACATTGCATTTGATAAAATTTTAAATCGTGTAAAAAAATTAGGACAAGAAGCAAATATACAAATTAATTACTCTTCGCTTGTTATGAAAGTAATTGACCAACTATACGATAAAATACCTACTACTAAAATTGACGAATTGACTGCTGAACAATGTGCCGTTATGTCTACGCAACACCCCGATTACGCTGTTTTAGCCGGACGCGTTGTCGTTTCCAATCATCAAAAAAATACAGAATCATCTTTTTTTAACGTAGTGGAACAGTTGTACTGGTACAACGACATTCACGGCAACCATTCACCTTTACTATCCCACGAAATGTGGTTAACTGTAAACTGCAACAGAGAAGAATTAGAAAAAATCATTGATTATAACCGCGACTATTTAATTGACTACTTTGGTTTTAAAACTCTTGAACGCGCTTATTTATTCAAAGTGAATGATGTAGTTGTTGAACGTCCTCAACATATGTGGTTACGTGTTGCTATTGGTATTCACGGAGATAATATGACTGCGGTAAAAGAAACATATGACTTGATGTCACAAAAGTATTTTACACACGCAACACCTACTTTGTTCAATGCTGGAACACCACGACCTCAATTAAGTTCTTGTTATTTGATTGCGATGGAAGACGATAGTGTTGACGGTATTTATGACACGTTGAAAGATTGCGCTAAAATATCAAAATGGGCCGGTGGTATTGGTCTTCATATTCATAATATTCGCGCAAAAGGAACACGTATTCGCGGAACCAATGGAAAATCAAATGGAATTGTCCCCATGTTGCGTGTGTTTAATAACACTGCAAAATATATCGACCAAGGAGGTGGGAGGCGTAACGGTTCCTTTGCAATATACTTGGAAACTTGGCATGCAGACATTGAAGATTTCTTAGATATGCGCAAAAACCACGGAGACGAGGAACTACGGGCGCGTGATTTGTTTTATGCCTTGTGGGTATCCGATTTGTTTATGGAAC